TTCTCAAAATCAGCAGACACACTGCCAAATATAGTTTGTGGCTGTTCTGTTGTACTGGCAAAATACAATCGTTCTTCATAAAAACCTATAGCTCTTGGAAAACCAGTAGTCGCACTAAAACTACCTAATGACCATAAAGTTGTTGTATTACTACTTCCCACAACACTTGCTGGTAAAAATCCTGTGCTGTTTTTAAATGTAGCTGTTACAACAGTAGCACTCGTAAATCCTGTTATCTTTACAAAACCTGAACCACTATGCTGAAACTCCCATGTTATATCACCATATACCTTTGATCCTGATAAATGAACTGGTGCTGTGGTTCCACTGCCATCTGAACCTGAGTCAGTTTTTTTGTAAACATTGTTTCCAAATCTGACTATAGCATTTTGTGCATAGTTTGTACTAGCTGCCCACGCATCATGCTCTGCTTCTATAACTTCACGAAATCTTATTAACCTACCAACATCTGTACTGGCAAACAAACTTGCTGATGCTGTAATTGTCACTGAACCTGTGTTAGCACTTGCATACAAAGTTGTTGTTGTTATGTTTTCATCTATATAAGGACCATCAGTGAAATCAATATCTGTCAATGTCCATGATGTATGACTTGTTCTTGTCAACTTTGCAGGATCATGGCTTTGATGAGCAAGAAACAAAACATCTGCTGATTGTGCAAAGTTAATGCTAGATAACTGGCTTGTCGTGTAAGTAGTTGTTATTTCTACTATTTTCCCAACTGTTCCTGCACTTCCATAAGTTGTAAACGCTGAACTGTTTACACCACTTAACTGAAATGTATTTGTTGTTTTTCCTGCAACTGTAAACTCTCTGTTGTTTACCTCTGTCATACCAACAACACCACTAATAAACACCCTGTCACCATCATTCAGTCCATGTGAGTTAGATGTTACTACTGCTGGGTTTGCTTTTGTTATTGCAGATATTGCTGTGGTTGCTTCTGTAACTAAGCCACCATCTTTGAATACTCGTATGTAATTATTTCCAAACTCTAATACATAGGCTTGTGTATCGCTAAACTCAAAGTTAATTAATCTTACCTGACCACCATCTTTTGTAGTTCCTGCGTAATATGTTCCAGGTCTGCGTGTTGTACCACCCTGTGGAAATACAATCATATTAGTTAGATCTTTTACAGCTTCATTATATTTCTGTAAATCAATCCTGCCTTCTAATCGTGGAGAGATCTCACCTGCTCTAAAATTGGTGATAATAGACGATACTCTAGCCATATTAGAACCTTGCGTTAGTGTAAGTATCTGCCTGTAATTGTTCTGGATAACCCTCTAGTGCATCCATACTTCTAGCTTCACTAAGCCTTGCCTGATATAATGAATACATAGATTGTGCTAGAGCATTACTACCAGTTATGGCATAAGCTGTTTCTGATGCTAATTTATGTGCAATCGTACTACTTAACAATGGATCAAACTGTTCTGTGTCTGTAACTCTACTTATATAAATAATAGAACAACTGCCCTCATTCGATAATACTTTTCTACCCTCTATCTTAAACATCACATTACTATCATAAGCTGCAATGTCATTATTTACGTTAGAGTTCCAAAAAGATACAACTCTTAAACAATAAGGATCTGTTGGTAATGTAAATTGACTAGAGAATCCAAATGCAGGTGCGTCACTATCTTTTGCTAATGCTGCCCTTGTTATTGCTACGTTCCAAGTATGTGCTCTGAGAACGGCATCTCTTACTGTTTCAAATCTTCTATTACAAAGTCGTGCTTCTTTAGAGTTTTCTGTCAATGCAGTAATAGTTGCTGCACCAAGTAAATCCATAGCTTCATTACAAATATCTACAACTGACGGCATTTAAAACTCCTAAAGGTAAGGAGCAGATTAACTGCTCCCTACATTTTTTTTAGTTAACAACATAGTGTATGATAAATGACATATCACCTGCTGTACCACCTGTTGCATTAAAAGTCGCTGCAACGTAATAGTAACCACCTGGATCAACTGAAGCACCAGCATTTTCCCATAACTGAGTACCAATAGTATTTATATTGGCTGCCTCTGTTCTAAGATCTGCAACTGCTGTAGTTCCATCAGCAACTGAACTAGCATATAGATCTTCGTCTACAACTGTTCCATTTGTCTGATATAGACCCACGTTAAATGTGCAAGAACCACCAAGGGCATCTGCTGCAACACTTAAAGCTGTGATTGATGCGTTACTAGGAATTGGTGCAAGCATAACAATATCATTGTCTGTACTATCACCAGCAGCTAGTGCGACTGTACCCTGAGCAACACGCAAAACGCCATGTAGCTCGTGAGCATTACTTGCAACTTGAGGAGTAGCTTCAAAGTTTGCTACAAGAGTTGTGTTTTTAGTAGTCATTGTTCACTCTCCCTTAAGCTGATTCATCACAATCGATTTGCACAATCTTGGATTCTTCCATGCGTGTGGCTCCAACACTCATGCAATAATAAACCTGAGTAGCATAACCTTTGTCTGCTCTCTCGTCTATTCTTGCTGATACGTCTTTACCTATGCCTAGAGCAATCCCATCCTCTGCCCATGCGAAACATGAACGGATGTTTGATGCAAGCGATAGTCTGTTTGTTACAATAAATTTGAAACCCATGAATGTATCTACTTCACCCTGAACAAGAGCCTTGACTGTATTAAAGTCAGAACTTGTCACTGATGTAGTATTTAACAGAGCTTCAATCTGATTAGGACCAACTGCAATATATCTTGGTATTGATGGGTCAACGTCAGCTAAATCTAAAATCTTTTTAGCTTGAATTAACTTAGCAACAGACATATCTGCACTACCATTTGCAATCTGATTGTCAGATGAAAAAGCAGTAGATGTTGAACCTGTTTCGCCTGTAAAAGCTGTTCCAAGTGCAGCAGAAATGATAACGTCATCCATTGCTCTACCCATTGCAGCAGCAGCAGCCATTGCATAAGAAGATGTTGGATCGATTAACATTCTGACTTTATCTTGGTCATCAATTAAATCGGCATACTCATAATCAGCTAAACTCACTCTACGCCTTGCGTGTGGTGTGTCTATCTGTGGAGTGTCGGCATGACGGCTGGTACGCAACTGAGCAGTAGCAACGCCTACCTGATCGAAAAAAGCATTTTTCCCTGTAATATTCTCTACACGAACTGTGTCTCTAAGACGGCTTCCCATCTGTTGAGATAACATCTGCACGTTAGCAGAATACTGTTGGACAAATGCTGTAGTTACTGTGGCTGACATTTAAGTCTCCTTCGTAAAAGTTACATTTGATTTACTTACAGTGTGCTACCCTTTACGGACACTCCTAGAATTTTTAGCCGACTTTAGGCTATCGTCTATCCGATTGTCTTGAGGACTTGTTTCCAAGCTACCCTTCATAACCCATTCGTAATATATATCAGCAAGTTTCTCTGGATGCAACAAATCTCTTTGTGTACCAAATTCAACTGCAAGCCGTAAACATTCCAAACGAATCTCTTGGTCAGGTGTTAATTCATGCTCCATGAATATACCCCATCAATTCTTGCATACGTTCTACTGCACGTTGCCTTCCTATAGGATCTTTTCTATTCCAATAGGCGTGTGTCTTATCATTCATAATACCATCAACTTCTTGTTGTGCCATTTGTGGTGTATAAGCTCTGTTAATAGCATTATCAGATACAGTATCTTCGCTTGTTACAGTAGACTTAAAATCTCCCATAGCAGCAAAAGCCTTGATAAAAGCTGGATGATTACCAATTAATGTTCCATCTTCTAGCTTCATCTGTAACAACTCTGGACCTGCAAACTGATCTACAATCTCTTTTGCAGCCGTTACCTTTTGCTCAAAGGCTTGACCCCACTCTCTTTGTAGTTCTGCTGTTGTTTGCTCTGCCTGTTCTTCTGCTTGTTGCACCAATCCTTCACTTGTTTGTTGAACTGTACTCTTATAATAATCCAAAACACCTTGTGCTTGCTGTGGTGTAAGTCTTAGATTATGTGCAATGTCTGCATATTGTGTAGCTAATTCTTCAGTTATAACATTCCCATCAACAGGTAACTCATATCCCTGTGGTGTTTCTGGTCTGCCCAACTTACTATAAATGTTATCTAAATCTTCTTCTGTAGGATTTTTTGGCAACGGAACCTTATCGCTACCTATCAATCTCTGTGCATTTACATAACTCCTAGCTAAATTACCAACATCTTTAATTGGTGATAGACTAGGGTGCTCCCTTAATTCTTCTGGTATCATTTCCATGAAACTGTTACCAGACCCACCTTGTGCAACCTCGGCTGGTGTTTCCAACGCTGTAGGCTGTACTGGTTCGGCTACCTGTTCAGCAACTTGTTCTGACATATCTACTCCTCTTTCATCATGTTATATATGTGTAGTATTACTGCCCTTTTACCTTCTTCAAAGGCTGTAGCATTGGCATCACCAGCTACATAACTTGAAGCACGCCAGTTACAGCGTATCTCCAAATCCTCTAAAACCTTTTTACCAGCATTGTTTCCAAAAGCATCTTTATACATTACTTTTAGTTGTGCTATCTGGTCATTCATTTGCACCAACCATTCTTACTGCTTGAGCTGCCTGACCAACTGTAGCAACATCCTCTTGCTCCATTTGTCTTTCCATCTGCTCTTGTTGCATCATTGCACGCTGTTCTCTTTCTTCGTCAACGGCTGATTGTGGTTTTAATACTTTCTTTGGAACGCCTAAAGCATCAGTTAAATAAGTAACCAATCCATCAGGATCAATGTGATCTCCAACTGGTAATGATTGTGACAATGGCATTAGTATTTCTAAGGCTCTCATCACACCATTAACAGAGCTAGACTTTTGTGCTCTAGCCAATGGCGATACATATTCAATATCAATATCCAATCCTTGTAAAACCTCAGGTGGTACGGCAAGCATATCTGCACGCAACATCAAAGCAAACGCCCTATCAATCAAAGGTCTTANCATCTCGTTCATCAATCTACCAAGCACAGGACCTATGACTCTCATTCTTTCTTCTTGTCTTTGTATAACTTCTGTCGCTGTCATGTTAGGTGTACTGCCACTCAATAATTGGTCAACGAAGAAAGCAGAACGAATTGCCATCCTTCGTTGTTCTTCCATATTCAATCCAATAGGTATGTTTGCACCAGTTTGTAGTGGTGTTATTGTATCTCTTGAGCCTGATCTGTAAAAGTTGAGACCTCCAGGCTGGGTTCTAATGGGGAGCAAGAACCCATCATCAGGCACTAATAGTGGAGGATCTATCATTTTTTGTGCTGCTTGTATGATTGTTTTAGACATCAAGTTAATCATCTTTACATCTGGCAATGCAACCATAGCTGGAGATCTACCCATCACTTCTCCTGTTGCCTTTAAGAAGCGTGGTACAACGTAAGGTAGTTCCTGAAAACCACTCTCTGCCAATATCATTTTTGTTTCCATGCAAATATACATAGATGCAAATGGCATATTTTTATTATCTCGTTTCGTTGGATCTCTTTCTTTTCTAGGCATCACAACATGAAGTATCTCTACATTCTCATCAGGCTTCTTCTCAAATGTTCTTGCAATAAATGCACCTACATTATCAATACCAAATCTCTGCACAGCTTGTCTTGCAGGTAGTTCATACTTTCTAAATACAGTATCAACGATACCATATTGATCTTCTGTTACATAAAACTCTGATATATGTCTTGTACTAAATCGTAATGTTTTGTCATCCATCTCAACAAACATACACCCAGTACCAAAGACAACTAGGTCAACATACATCTCATGGACTTCTGTTTCAAAGTTAGACATAGTAAAGGCACGCATCATTCTTTGCGAACTATCTTCTAACCATCTTTGCACTTCTTCATCTCTGCCTAGCTCTTCATCTTTCATTGTCAAATGAAACCATGGCGTTGCACCAGATGTCAGCATACCATGTAAACTAGATGATAATAAATCTACTGCTTGTAAAGCTGTACCATCAAAGATAAGCTCCATTCTCTTTTCACCACGACTTCTTTTCTTAACTATGTCTGCCTTTCTTGGCAACATATAGTCAGCTAACTCCTGGTAATGATTATTCCAGTTATCTCTCTGACCTTCAACGTGTTGATAACGAGCAACTATATCTTTGACATTCATCATAAGCCTATCCTAACAAAGTTGGTGTACCACCTGTGCCACCCATACTTGTGGATGTTTCTCCTAGCTGACCAGCAACAATCGTACTGCCACGCCCTCTACGTTTTTTTCTTTCCTGTGTTTCTGCTTCACCAGCTAATGCAGCAGCCTTTTCATAATCAGCTTTTTCAGGTTCTTCTGGAACTGGTGGTGGTGGTGGAACATANACNTTTGGTTTNANNAATGACATTNNTNTCTCCTAAGTGCTTATTGNTTTCTTTGNTNNTTGGTCGTGTAACTACGCCATAGCCTTCCATGATCGTACCCCCTTGACCTGACCTTTTACCTCTAGTGGCATACCTAGTTGTTATTGTTGACTCATCTTCAACAATCTCAGGTGTTATCTCTGGTGATTCTGCTGGTTGTTCAGGCTTTCTATAATCATATTTATCTGTGCCAGTAACAGTCTCTTTGACTTCTCTTATAAGTTTCTTTACTGGTCTTTCTAAAGGCTCAACTATATCAGCACCAATCTTTTCAACTACATTTATAGCTTTCTTTACTGGTCTTTCCAATGGCTCAACTAATTTCTTTTCAATATCTTTTGGAAGATCTTTTACCTCTTTGACAATCTTTTTAACTGGCTTTTCTAAAGGTTCTATAAAAGTTTTATCTATTGGTTTTGCAACTTTCTTAACAACTTTCTCTACAGGTTTTGTAATCTTCTTAACAGTTTTTACAATTTTCTTTGGAGCACCACCCATGTCACTTTCCTTTCAATATATGCCAACCTAGTTTGTTGGTCTCTGGTCTAAACCAAAAGGCTTTCTTATAGCCAATACGCATAAACATTTTCTTCAAAACAAGAAAACCTATTCTTGTATAACCTTTTTTTGCAATAAAGTCTATAACCCAAAGATCACTGCCACCACCCTTATATCCATCAGCAGGAAAATACCTGCTCTTAACGTATTCATCTACCTGCTTCTCGCTTGGAAAACCCCATGTGGCAAACATCAATGGCTCCTGATAATCATTCCTAATAATCTTATACTGTCTAATCCCTAATGGTTTTTCAATATATTTCTGCAACATATCTTTATCCCAGTCTCTATGATGCTCACTATACTCAACCATATCCATAGCATCATGGTAATCCTGAGAATACATCATATCGTAAAAGGATTGTACTCATTCACTGCCACAGATTGTGGTGGTCTAGTCATCACAGTACGATTCTCCAACCCAATAGCTAAATACCTAAACGCATCAGCACTATGACTTGTAAAGTCATGGCGTGGCTGATCTCTAAATATCTTCTTTCTTTCATCCCACTCCTGCCTATATTGCCTTAGCATCTCAAGACCTTCGGCACATTTATCCCTATCAAAGTAACATTTAGGTATCATCATCCTTGCAGCATTGATACCATCAGCAACTTTCATCTTCGGTATAACCCTAAAACGTATACCCAAACTAAATGCAGTCTCTAATCTCGATTTCCCACTACCCAGTTCTCGAACCTCAATATCATGTGGAGCAAGATGATCTCCCCAGTGATAATCTTTCTTTCGCAATAC